TGGAATATTTATCCGTTCTATTTTGGAGATGGTGAAAATTGGTCCGAAGATACGAACAAAGCTATTGAAATTATCAGAGATGAGCTATTAGAAATTTCAAATCAACTTAGCATAGGCTTGATAGAAAGTGATTGGGGATCAGTCGGAAGATTTCCTGATGATCTTATAAGCGAGATTCCTGATGAATTAGTGCCTAAGATCGTAATTCAAAACATTAAGAGCATAAATGAATGTTTTGATGCAATCAAGGGATTTCTCGGCAAGGGAAATTGAAATGCTAGATAAATTCAATCCTGTAATAAAATTTCCAAGTATTTTAAAAGAATGGAAACATAAAATAGAGGAAACAGCTGCTGATGAAAAGTTAACATATTTCCCAATTGTTTTCGAAATGGTCGATTATGATACTTTGTATCAGATAGCAGCCAGAGGAGGATTTCCTCAACGTTATCCTCACTGGTCGTTTGGACAAGAATACGATACGTATATAAAGCAACATAAATTTGCTGTGATGAAAATATCTGAAATGATCATTAATACTGATCCTTGCTATGCATATCTTATGACGTCAAATCAGGTTATAGATCAAAAAATGGTAATGGCACATGCATATGGACATGCTGATTTCTTCAAGAACAATTTGTGGTTCTTAAAGACAGATAGAAAAATGATTGGTACTTGTGCGACTCACGGAAAAATTGTTGAAAAATATATAGATCAATATGGCGAAAATGTAGTAGAAGAATTTTTAGATACATGTTTCAGTATTCAATCATTGATAGATAGACATTCTTTATTCATAGAGAGAAAAACAAAAGATGAATCAGCCAATATCATAGAAAAGGAAAAAGATCCTAAAAATGAATATGACGATATACTAAGGTTTGATGTTGACCCAACTGATTCGTATATGGATACGTTTGTTAATGATCCTAAATCTATAAAGGCTGAAAAAGAACATGCAGATAATTTGAAAAATGAAGAAGAGAGTAGAGATCATGATCTTCCAGAAAAGGACATACTTCTTTTTCTTATTAAGAGGGCACCACTAAAGCCTTGGCAAAGACATATATTGTCAATTATCAGAAATGAAGCATATTATTTTGCTCCTCAGGGAATGACAAAAATTATGAATGAGGGCTGGGCTTCATATTGGCATTCGCATATTTTGACTAAGAAAGGAATATGTGAGAATTCTGAATTGATCGACTATGCTATACATCATTCAGGAACTATGGGTTCTTCTAGAACTCTCAATCCTTATAAGCTGGGAATGGAAATATTCTTAGATATAGAAGAACGATGGAACAAAGGGCAGTATGGAAAAGATTGGGATGCCTGTGATGATTTAGATGAAAAGGGAAATTGGGATACAAAAGAAGGAAGAGGCAGAGAAAAGATGTTCGAAGTCAGCAGATTGTATAATGATGTCGAGTTTATAGATGAATTCTTTACTAGAGATCTAGCACAGAAGCTGAAACTTTATAATTGGGAAAAATTACATGATCTATATTATATCAAGGACAGAGAATTTGAAAATATAAAAAAGAATATGCTGTTTGGATTATCTCATTCAGGTATTCCAAATGTTTCTGCTATTGATGCTGATTATCAAGGAAACGGCACTCTATTATTGAAGCATCATACAGATTCTGATTACATTTTTGAAAAAAAGGATGCAAAAAGAGTTATTGAAAATATTCAAAGAATTTGGAACAAGCCTGTTGAATTACATTTAACTAATGCTAATAAGAAATATATTTATAAAAACAGTGGTGCTTCAACAGCTATTAATACTGTTGGAAGTGAACCAACTCCTCAAAAGCGGATCTACGAGACATATTACTAAAGGAGATGATCAATTTCGATGATTATTTTTAAACAAGAAGAAATTGTCATATATTTCAAATGAAGAGTTTGAATAGGGAGACGGAAAGTGAAGAAGAAAGAGATAATCCAAAAGAAGTTGCTAAAAACATGGCAGAAGAATTATATGACACGTTAGAAGAGTGGATGCGATTTGATGAAATATAATATGTGGGCCCGAATTGGAATCGATTGGGGGGATGTAGTTTAAAGAGTGCAATCAAACTAGTAAAAGAACTGACGAACAGTACGCTTTAGCCGCATAAGACGGCTCGGGGAACAAGAAGACTCCGATATTCTTTGAATTTCCTCGTTACCGAATCGGAAACAAATTGTAACAACTTGCTTAATGATTTTATTGGTATGCCTGCCGGCCGATAAAATCTATATTAGGTAGGCTATGATTGTAAATGAATTCTTTAGATTGAACTACTCAAGACCTGGGATTCGAAGCCCAGCGGGTCCACCAACTTTTTTAGAGAAAGTAGATGAAGTTAAGAGATTTATTGCAAGAAAAATTAACACCAAAGATGTCAAATGCATTCTTGGAAATTACGGAAATAACCAAGAAATTGGAAGACTATGACTTAGAAGCTAGCGAAGTTATTGAATTCATTAATGTTATTAAGAAAGTAACAGATAAATGTTCAGATGTGATAGCTGAAATGAAGTCATCAAAAAAATTCCTGATTAGAATGATTAAAACGAAAGTTAAGATAGCTGGGTTTATAAAAAAGTATACTGGAAAAAGGAAGCCAATTGATACACAAAAAAATGTAGATGAATTTTTAGAAAAATATAGAAAAAAATGGTGGCCTGATATACCGTCAAGACAGAAAGCTTATTTTTGTACTACAGGTAAGATGACAAAAAATGTTATTAATGCTCATAGTTTTGCTGATACTCAGTATGGAATTCAAGCTGTAGTTATACTTCCAGTAAATGGCACAAAATATTTTCAATCAAAAACAGTAGGTGATTTTACAACTTCAGAAATTGCTGAAGCAATATCAGATTTTTTATATGAGCGAGCTGACGTTAAAAATAATCTTGCAAGGGCATGGCCTCAACTTAAGATAAAATTAAAGACAAAAATGGTAAAACATGAAAAACGTTTAGAAAAAGTTTTAGATAAATATTTTGGCAACTATATTCATACACTTAAAAACATGAAACATAATTTAGCTGAAGTTGTATTGGAGGGTAGTGGCTATTTTGTATTTGATGATGAAATATGGACCTCTATTTGCAAAATGGAAAAGATCTCCATAATGGATGTATTCGATCCTAGTATTCAAAAAGACTTATTAACTCAAATGAAGAAGATAAAATGAAACTAAGAGAGGCTTTTTATTTAACAAATGATTATTGGGTAACACCTAAAGGTAAAATAATAAATTTACGTTCTAGTACACATGAATATTATCTAATGGATAAAGGTATGAGTTATCCATATTATAAAGAACTAGCTCGGAAAATAAGATGAAATTGAAAGAAGCTATAAATCATAATACTCCTGAAAAAATAAAGAAGTCTTTAGACAATTTTAAATATTGGGATATTCCTAAATCTTTAGTAAAGATATCTAGAGAATGCAGTGATTTTATAAAGCAGATGAGAGCATCAAAACAGGCCCTAGTAAGAGGTTCACATAATTCCGATGTTGCTGGCTTCAGATCAAAAGCAAAGAAAGAAAGAAGCACAGTTGATACACCAAAAAATATTGACAATTATATAGATGAATTCAGAAGAAAAAACTATTCGAACTATGCTTCAAGGAAAAGAGCTGTTTTTTGTATTCCTGCAAAATTTGATTTTAGGAGTGCAGACATTGCAGGTCTAGATAAAGATATTATATATCAATATGGACCTAACATGTTTTTAGTGTTTCCAAAGAACGGATCGAAATATTTTCAATCTGTAGGAACGATTGATCTATTTACATCGAGCGTTATGGGAATAGGCGGAAGCTATTTTGACGCATTGAAAGATTTAGATCCATATGTAGATACGAGCTTGTTAGATAGAAGTGTTATGAAGATGAATTACAGCGATTTATCAGGAGAAGGTTCAACAGCCGACAAGGTTAAGAATATATTTGATAATGAATTGACAAAATATTTTGAAAGAGGCGTTGATAGATTAACTAAAATGGAAAGGGAGTATGAAACAGTTGTAGAGCACAATGGATATTATTATATTCGCGCTCATGCTTTAAAATATTATGCACTGTGGTATCCTGCAGATGAAGATATATTGGGTCCTCAGCATGCCAAATATCTTAAGGCAGAGATTCTATAATGAAATTGCGTGAGGCTATTGGTGGAAATGCTATAGAAAAGCTGAACAATAGGTTTAAAGAAAATGATGACCTGAAAATATATAAACAGCTTGTGGAAATTATTGATAAAGTGCTGAAAGAATCATCTCAGGCTGTATCTGCATTCCGCAAAGCAAAAATATATATGATAAGGTCAAATGATAAGCATCAAATGGCATCTTTTGTTGCGGCTAAAAAAACTGAAAGGCCTCCTAGAGATACTGATAAAGAAACAGATGAGCATTTTGAGAAATTAAGAAAGCAATTCGCTCCTAATGTTCCATCAAGAAAATCAAGCACGTTTGTATTTCCCAGGATATTTACAGGAAAATTCGCCATTGTGCAGGGAGGTTTTTATGGCAAATATAAGCACATTGTTTTTCCGAGGAACGGATCGAAATATTTTCAATCAAAAACAGTAGATGATTTTACTTCATCAGATTTAGCATATTCAATTAATCAATATCTCCGGATTCAGACGGCACATCCGACGAACGTCAGAGAGACAGAGATTGCAGACTTGGAAAAGCAAATGTTAGATCAGGCGAAGGATTACTTTTCAAATGCTAACACTAAAATAGAAAATTTTAAAGTAACCGGTGAAGGTGGAATAAATTATGAAGCAGTTGTTGATCACAAAGGTTATTATATGCTAGGCTTGGATGCAATGAATGGTATGGCTGAATATATTGGCATTACTCCTTTCGACATATTGGATGCGAAATTTATCAATGCCTATAAAGAACATTTGAAAAAATCAAGAAAGAAAATAAAACTGAGATAATAAATGAAAGTAAGAGACTTTCTGATAGAAAGCTTGCTAAGAGATCATACAGAAATCTTATTAGAAAGAGCCGAAAATGATTTCAATAGATTAGTTTCTAGAAACAATAATATACTGTTCCTATTGACTGGCCATCCTAGGTCTGGCAAGAGCTCTATAGTAAGAAAATATATACTACCTAAAATGAAGAATGTGAAACAGGTTAATCCTGACGATATATCTTTGATGTTTACGAAGGATCCGAATGAATTTCATAAGGGTTCAACATTTCTATCGCTTCAGACATCAAAGAATTTTTTCAAGAACAGCAGGAAAGATAATGCAAATTTGGTTTATGATTCAACAGGGTCAGATACAATAAGATTGGGCTCTATTGTAGCTCCAGCAAGAAAATCTGGATATAGAGTTATTGCGTTGAGTGTATTTGCACCACTAAAAACAGCATTGAAAAGAAATCAAGAAGCTGACAGGCAGGTTGATACTGAATATTTAGTGAATTCTTGGATGAAGGCACAGTCAAATATAAAGAAAATATTCAGTACAGTCCGGCCAGATGAACATTTTGTAGTAATGAATTCAGATGATAATGTAGTATGGTACAAATATGATGGAAACAAAATAATGAAAAAATAAAACCTGAGAATATAAATGATAAGACAGCACATTTTAACACGAAAGGACAAAGAACTTAAAAATGAATTGAATATATTTGATAAATTAAATAATGAAGGAAAGGAAGAGGCATTTAAAAATCTGTTTCTTGATTATTATGAATGTAATGAAACACGAAAGAAAACGGAATCTCATGAATTTAAGGAAAAAAATAATAATAGAAAAAGTAAATCACAAATAAAATCTAATAGTAAGAATAAAACAGCAGTAAAAACAAAATTGCACTCAGCAATTGCTGCTGGAACTATAGTGCTGATGGGACAGATTCCTTGGTATTTATATTTTGATTATAAAGATATCAATGCTTGGGCACCTTTCTTTGGCCACGAAATATTTATTAGTGGGTGCACAGTAATGTTAACATGGGCAATTGCCGAAGTCGACTTTGCTCGGAGGAAAAAGAAATGAAGTTAAAAGAAATAATTAACAATGGATGGATACGAGATTTGGCATTACAATTCTTGGATGCTCAGAAATCAGGCAATCAAAAAGAAATAAATAAAGCAGTATCAATGATAGCTACTCAGACATTAGCTAAAGGATGGGTAAAGACATATACTGTAAGATTTCTTGATCAACTTCAATCTGTTGATAGTGAAAGTGATGTATATACATTATTAAGTAAATATGATGCAATCAAAGAAGAGTCACCTATCGATAGGATAAATACATTTAAGGCAGCCATTGGTATATCAATAATAGAAAAGGATAATGTTAAATCTGAAGTAAAGCAATTAGTAAATTATATGAAAAAGAAAGACATGAAAGTTATTAAGGCAAAGGTAGGAAATTCCACAGGCTTTAAACTTCCAGGTAGTGAAACTGAAACGATTGACATATCGGTTAATGTAATTTTTAAAACCAAAATGGAACGTGATGATTTATATCGAGTGTTAGAGCCTAAATATGAAGTGTTTGAATTGGAGGAAAAATGATTGCTAAAACAATTGTAGAAAATAGAGCACTTAAAGGAATAACGAATTCTCATCCCTTAGATATCAGATACAAAAAGAAAGAAGGTGAAATTGTACAAAGGAGAATAGAACCATATGAAATTAAAACAGAGAAAGTTTTAGATGAATATGGTTATATGAAAGCAGTGACATTCCTTTATGGATATGACATTAGTATGAGTGTACCATATAAACACAGGCACATTAAGAGATGGATTATTGATAGATTTATCACATTAAGACTAATTGATAATGTAGTATTTAAGAAAAGAGCATTCTAGTAAAAAAATATCATTTAGTATATAATAGAAAGACTTAACGGCCTCTCTTTTTTGTTTTTAGATAAAAAAGTTTAATATTTATATTAGGATAATAATGAAAGCGTCACAGGATACTTTATATGACAAAAGAACAAGCTCAAGAATATGTAAAATGTAGAAGAGATCCTGTTTATTTTTTAAAGACATATGGCAAAGTAAAACATCCAACAAAAGGTGTGCTGGATTTTGCATTGTGGGATTTCCAAAAAGATTGTATGAAAAACTTTTTAAGTAATTCATACAACGTTGTTTTAAAAGCAAGACAGCTAGGTCTATCTACATTATGTGCTGGTTATGCATCTTGGCTTATGTTGTTTTTTAATAACAAAGAAGTATATATTATTGCTACAAAAAATAAAGTTGCAACCAATTTAGTTTCAAAGGTAAAATTCTTTTTTGATAACTTGCCCAACTGGATGCGTCCTTATGAAAAAAAACCTCCTGTTGATAATAGACAAAGTATAGAGCTTCCAAACGGATCGAAAGTTCAAGCATCTGGAACTACAGAGGATGCAGGTAGATCTGAAGCTCTTAGTTTGCTTATTGTTGATGAAGCTGCATTTATTAAGGGAATGGAAGATATATGGATTGCTGCACAACCTACACTTTCAACAGGTGGTGATTGTATTGCTCTTTCAACTCCCAATGGTATTGGTAATTGGTTTCACCAAATATATGACGAGGCAACACAAGGTGTAAAAACAGACATAGGTGGTGGCAAGGCAATTGGATTCAATGCAATAAAATTACATTGGTCATTACATCCAGATAGAACAAATACTTGGGCAGAAAACGAAAGAAAAAAAATTGGTACTAGAGCTTTTGCACAAGAACATGACGCTGACTTTTTACAATCTGGTAATAATGTGATTGATTATGCAGATTTAATATGGTATGAAGAGCATCCGACTATACAGGAACAACCTGATATTACAGAACGACCTTATTTAAAGGAACCTATAGAAAAAACAGGATTCGATAAAGGATTTTGGCTTTGGAGATATCCTGATTACAGTAAAAGTTATTTAGTGTCTGCTGATGTGGCAAGAGGGGATGGATCTGATTTTTCAGCATGCCAAGTTATAGACATTGATAATTACGAACAAGTTGCAGAATACAAAGGTAAATTACCCACTGACATGTTTGGACATGTGTTAGTACAGATTGCTGTACAATTTAATAATGCATTATTGGTTATAGAAAACAATGGTCCTGGCTGGGCTACAATACAAAAAGTTATGGATATGGGTTATAACAATGTTTATTGGACTGATAAGACACGAACATTTGTAGATATAACAAGAACTCAAGATATTGTTGACCCATGGGATAAATCAAAAAGTAATCTTGTTCCAGGGTTTACAACATCAAATAAAACTAGACCTGCAATTATAGCTAGAATGGAAGAAGATATTAGAAATCATGATATAACAATACATTCAAAAAGATTGGTATCAGAATTTCAAACATATGTCTATGAAGGTGCAAATGGAAGACCTGATCATTTACCCGGATATCATGATGATCTTATTATGGCGTTGGCAATTGGTATGTATGTTAGAGGTACAAATTTAAGAATGCATTCAGTTGGTGGTGATATACAAAAAACACTGTTGGATAATATTTCATTTTCTAACAGTCCTTATGAGTATGGAGTAATAAAACCGGAACATTCACAACAAATCCCAGACCCCCTTAGAATGAAAACAAGTCAAGGTGATGAAGACTTAAGGTGGTTACTTTGAAATAAGGAAAATATAATGGATATTGCAAAAAAAATAGCGGAAAAATATGTAGATTTGACAACGAATAAAGATGAAAAACTTAAGCCAAACAATGGTAACCTTAAAAAAATAATGGATCTTTGTAAACAATTAGAAGAAGAGGAGATGAAGGATGCCTAATGTGGAAAGTGGCAGTTGGGAAGAATATCAAAAATTAGTACTAAATGAATTACAAAGAGCTAACGATTGGCAGGAACATGTAGATGGACAATTGGTAGAAATAAAAGTTCAAATTGCAACTCTTAAGGTTAAGGCGGCTGTTTGGGGGGGAGCTGCTTCATTACTTTTAGGACCTGTTGCTGCGGCAATTGCGGTACAACTTCTTAAATAACAAAAGGATAATATGACTACATATTCAAAAAGCTGCTCTAAATGTGATAAGACAATTCCCAAAATTGAGGGGCAAATGGAAGCGGATATATTTAAAAACAAGTTGGTAAAAGAAAAGGGCTATAAATTGGTAAGAGTATGGGAAGATGAAATAGATAAGGTTTGGAGGTTACAAAATGGATACATTTGACACACTTAAGGCATTACTTAAAGGTAAAAGAGCGCAATGGAAGTCGCCTACAGAAAGGCCTGGGATGCGTGCACAAAAGAGAGCTTTTGATACATTTTCAAGAGCTGCGACTTCACTTTATAATCAATCAATGGCTGGCTCTGGTGAAAGAATGGAGAGGATCAAAGATTATGAAGAGATGGATCAAACACCAGAAATTGCAAAATCATTAGACATATATGCTGATGATAGTTGTACATATTCTGAAGAAGGCATTGTTTTGAATATCAATTCAGACTCAGAAAGAATAAAAAGAGAACTTGAAGAATTATTCTTTGAGAGACTGGACATTGAATTTCATTTATGGAACTGGATTAGGAATGTGTGTAAATATGGTGATCACTTTAATCTACTTGATATAATTGATAAAGAAGGCGTCCTTGGAACAATAACATTGCCGGTTGGCGAAATTGAAAGAGAAGAAGGATACAGTGGCGATCCTAATTCACTAAGGTTTAAATGGTTGGCACAAGGTAATACATCATTTGAAAACTATCAAATATCACATATGAGAATATTGGGTGATGATAGATTTTTACCTTATGGTCGTTCTGTACTTGATCCCGGAAGGAAAATATGGAAACAGTTGCAAATGGCTGAAGATGCAATGCTTATTTATAGAATGACAAGAGCTCCTGAAAGGAGAGTATTTAAAATTGATGTCGCCAATATACCGCCAAATGATGTTGAACAGTATATTATTAATGCTAGAGATAAGCTAAAAAGAACTCCTCTTATTACTGAATCAACAGGACAAATTGATTTAAGATATAACCCTATGTCAATTGATGAAGATTTTTTCATTCCAGTTAGAGGTGATAGAGGTTCTGATATTGAAACGCTTCCTGGTGGAACAAACCAAGGTGATATTGAAGACATCGAATATTTACAGAATAAACTCTTTATTGCATTGGGTGTTCCGAAATCATATCTTACAGCTGAAGAAGATTTATCTGGTAAAGCAACATTGGCTCAAGAAGACATTAAATTTGCTAGAACAATTCAAAGAATACAAAAAATTATCATATCTGAACTTGCAAAAATAGGTTTAATACATCTATATCTTAGGGGCTTTGAAGAGGAAGATGTATATGATTTTGATCTTAAATTGACCAACCCTTCAACTGTTATGGAAATGATGCAGTTAGAGTTGATTGATAGAAGATTTAGTATAGCTATGCAAATGGCTGATTCACATCTTGTTTCAGATTTATATACACAAAAGACAATTTTAAGATTATCAGATAGTGAAATCAAAGAAGTAAATGGAGCTTTATTAGATGAGGCTAGAAAGAAATGGATATTGGATTCACTAGAAAATGAAGGTGAAACAGCAGAGCCTGCTACTGATTCAGAAGGCGAACCAAGAAATGATTCAAATGAAAATATGCCTATGGATGTTCCTGATCCAACAGGCACTAATGGATTACCTAATGTCCCTAATTTTGAAGCATCAATTGATGATATGGAAGATGATAATGATGATTTAAGCTTTTTAGATTCTAAAAAGAAAATATCAAACAGAAAGGATGTATTTTCTAAATCACTGTCTGACTTTAAAAGTTTAAAATATGATAGAGGAGTTGAACTAGTGTTGGAGAATTTGCAGGAAAAAAGGGACAATTTAACTAAACGATTCAAGTTTAAAAAAAAAGAAGGTTAACAAATAGTTAACAACAATACATTTAATAATATTAACATATATTTATTAGTAAGTGCATAAATACTTAATCTAAACAAAAAGAGATATTCTATGAAGCATAATAAGGTTAGAAATGTTGGAATAATATTTGAGTTATTGAATAAACGAGTATCCAAATTAGTTGTTGAAAGGAATACTCAAGAGGCTCAAAAACTATTTCGCATAGTAAGAAAATATTTTCTTTCGGAAGGCAGTTATATAAAAGAAGTTTTTGATAAAATATACTCTCCAGTGTTATATGGTGAAACAAATAATTATTACTATGCAGGTAAGTTTTTAAAGTATCTTATAGAGGAGTACAGTGATTGTGATCAAAATAAACTCAATAAAGAAATAAATGAGATGTTAAAGGATTTAGATAATACAACAAATAGAAAACAATTGTTTGAAAGCAAATTAGATAATTACAAACTGTTTGCTAGTATTAAATGCCTTGGCGATAATAAAATAGACAAATTCAAATTGACTGTTAAAGAAAAAGTCGATTGTGAAAAGACAATTATGGAGCATCTAATTGATAACAAAGAAGTCAAGCAGATTAGAGAAAGTTTCAATATTGTTGAAGTCAAGGATAAAGAAGAAATAGCTGATGAAAATTTGATGGTGACAATTGCACTTAAAAAGTTTAGAGAAAAGTATAAAAGCACACTTACTGAAGACCAGAATCAATGCTTACTTAAGTACTTATCATCCCCTGATAAAACATTTGATAGATGGGCTGAGAAAAAAATCAAATCATTAGTCGAGTCTATAGGGAGTACCATTGATAGTATAGAAGATGAAAAGATCTCAGAGAAATTAAATCTTGCAAATAGAAAATATTCCAAGATGTTGCAAGAAAGAAACATTAACGCAACCAATATGAAAGACATCTTGCTTTCATTTGATCTTAGCAAACACCTCGAACTATTTTAATCAAAG